ATCGTCAGAGACTTTGCAAACTCGGCACAGACAACCGAGGACGCAAGGGCCATGCGCCAGCGCCTGTCCGAGATCGATAGCCGCAGCATTATGACGCCAGAGTTGCGGCGCACGATTGATCTGTTGGGAGGAGCGCCGGACCCAGAAGGAACTCCAGCGCCAGCCGTCGAAGGTGCGACACCGCCCCCGGCTGTGGGGACAATCGAAAACGGGTGGCGGTTCAAGGGCGGCAATCCGGGTGACCCGAATAACTGGGAGAAGGTGCAATAATGGCTGACCCTTGGGAAAAGTACCAAATGACCCCCGGCGGCCAAGAGGGTGACGCCACTGGCCCGTGGAGCAAATATGCGCCAAGCAAGCCCGGCATCGTAGAACGAGCCAAGAATTGGCTGACAGGCGCGAACCGCGAAGAAAACATCGGCGGCCCGCTTTCCATTGAATTGCCGATGACGTCCAGACAGTCGGCCCAGATGACCGCGCTCTTGGCGACCACGATGTCGCCGGATCGCCTGAAATCTGGCATCCAGAAAATCGAACCAGACGTGCAGTTCCGCGAGGACAGCTTCGGCAACCTTGTCGCCCTCTGGCCGCGCAAAGATGAGCGCGGGCAAGTCACTGGCTATCAGCAGTTCTACCCAAACCCGACTGGCCTCGACACTTCTGACGTCATGCGCGCTTCTGGTGCAGTAGCGGCGGCCACCCCTGTCGGGCGTGTATTACGGGCTGTCGGCCTGCCAACGGCTGGGCTGACGGGCGCTGCCACCATCGGCGCGACCGAGGCTGCACTCATTGAGGGTGCAAGCTCTGCTCTTTCCGACGCGCCATACCAATACTCAGACATTCTGTACGGCGCAGGCGGCGGCGTGGCTGGCGACGCTTTGGCGCGTACTGTGCAAAGCCTCGTTGCGGCAGCACGCAGCGTCGGGCCGCAATCGGTCATTGACGCGTCCGGCAACCTTCTCCCCCAATACGCTGATCTTGTTCGCAAGGCTGGCCTTGACCCGAACCAAGTCTCTGCCGCCGTCGTGGCTGACATCACAAACCTTGCGCGTGCGGGCGCAGAGCCGTCGCAGGCTGCCGTCGCAGCAATGTCGCGTGGCCTGCCCACGCCTGTCCCGATGACGCAGGGCCAACTCACGGGCAGTGGCCGCCAGCAGCTTCTTGAAGATACGCTCTCCAAGGGCGGGTTTGGAGACCTTGCGGCGGCTCCGATTGTCGCGCAGCGCGCCCGCCAGCAAGCCGCTTTGACGCAAAACTTGGATCAGATCCTTGAGAGCCTGCGCCCCGGCGCGGCCCCCATCACACGCGGCGAAGGCGGCGCACGCGCTCAGGAGGTGCTTTCAGCCTCCAGAACAGCGGAAAGGTCGAAGGCTGACGAGCTTTACACGCAAGCGCGCCAGACATCTGCTGTTGTCGAGCAGGACAGCGCGCTGTCGATTGCCGACAGCATGCGGAGCGCCTACGGGACTGGTTACAGCCCTTCTACAGCGCCCACCATGTTTAAGCTCCTTGACGAGTTCGACACCATTGCGTTGGGCGGGAGAACCCCATCCGGCACTGTAGCCCCCGGCGACATCCGAACCATGATGGAGTGGCGGCAAAAGGTTTCCAACTTGCGGAAGGGCGCTCCAACTGTAGATGCCGCTGCGGCTGGAGAAGTGCTGGAGCAATTTGACGCAAAAGTGAAGGACGCCATAGACCAAGCGATGCTGTCTGGGGATCCGGCCGCTGTTGCTAAGTGGAGCGAGGCGATCAGCAACTATGCAGAGTTTGCGTCCAAGTGGAAAAGCAAGGGCGGCATCCTCAACCTTTTGACCGAGCGGGCTGGGCGTGATGGGGAAGTGGTGTTTAAAGTCGCGCCAAGTCAGGCTGCAGACGTTGTCTTCACCGCCACCGCCAGCGGCCTTGCGTCTAAGACTGGTTTGCCGCGCGACCTAATTACGCTGCAGCGCAATCTGCCGAAGGATCAGTGGGACGCGATGCGCCAAGAAGCGTTCATCCGCCTCATGGACACCTCTCGCGGCGGCATGCGCGGTGGTGAGACGCAAGTCTCCGGCGTCAACTTCAAGAAGGCGTGGGAGAACCTGCGCGAGAAAAACCCCGGCGTGGTCAATGGTCTCTTCACCAAGGACGAACAGAACCTGATCCAGCAATTCGCTGACGTGTCAGCACGCGCCACAAATACGCTGGCAAACACGTCGAACACGGCTGCGGCAGCGTCTGGCCTGATCCAAACCATCGCGGCCAGCCTCGGTGGCAAAGGCCCGGTTCAATTCGCAATGCGGCTTCCCATCGCTAACGCACTGAGAAACGCTTACGGCGGCGCTCTCGCAACGATGGCCGCCAGCGGCCGGGTTCCGGCGGGGGCAACTCCGCTCACGACCGGGGCGGCTGGCGCTGGCGCTGCGGCGGCAAACACCGAAGAAGGCCGCAGGCAGATTAACGCCATTCCGCCCGTCGTCGGTGGGGTGTACAATCGGATGATGGGCCTCCTCGGCGAGTAAGGGATAAGACATGGCAAAGCGCGAAAAATACGGCCCCGACGTCGAACTGGCGACCGATGACGAGATGGAAATGATCCTCGAAAACTTTGAGGTCGAGGACGACGAGGAAGAAGACGAGGGCGCATTCACTGCCCTCGACGAAGACCAGATCGAAAGCATCGTCGGCACGGCCATTGACGAGGCCGTCGCCTTCATCGCCGACGAGATTGCCGACCGCCGCATTAAGTCGCAGCGGTACTTCAACGGCGAGGTCGATATCGGCGAGGAAGAGGGCCGCAGCACCATCGTGGCCACCAAGTGCCGGGACACTGTGCGCGCGGTCAAGCCGTCGATCCAGCGCGTGTTTATGACGTCCGAGCGGCCCGTCGAGTTTATTCCGAGCGGCCCGGAAGACGTGGCCAGCATGGAGCAGGCGAGCATCTATGCCGCCGCCAAGTTCCGCCAGAACAACGGCTACCAGATCCTGCGCGACGTCACCCACGACGCGCTGGTGAGCATCACGGGCTTCACCAAGGCCTACTGGGCCGAATACGACAGCCCGAAGGTCTACGACTTCACCGATCTGGACGAGGCTCAGTATCAGGCCATCGAAGCCTCTCCGGGGGCCGAGATCGTGCGCGTGGAGCAGCGGCCAGACGAAGAGACAATCCGCGTGATGCAGGAGCAGGTCGATCAGGCGCAGGCTATGGCACAGCAGGCGCAGGCCGCTGGCCAGCAGGTTGACCCGTCGCAGATCCCGCAGATGCCAGCCGAGCTGCCCCAGCTTTACGACGTCCGCGTCATCCGCCGCAATCCGGCGGGCAAGCTGTGCATCGACACCATCCCGCCAGAAGACTTCTTCGTTGACCGCAACGCTCGCGGGGACAACGAGTTCTACATCATCGGCCACCGCACCGAAATGCGTGCCGCCGACGTCATCGCGATGGGCATCGACGAAGACAAGGTCATGGATCTGGACAACGGCTCCACGGTCGATATGCGCGATCAGGAAGAGGAAGAGCGCCGCCGCTACCCGATCCAGCGCGACGAGGACGAGAACGCCGAAGACCCGTCCATGAAGAAGGTGATGGTCACCGAGGCGTACATGCGCGTCGATGTGGACGGCACTGGCATGCCCGTCCTGCACAAGTTCCTGATGGGCGGCACCGCAAACCGCCTGCTGTCCTATGAGCCTGTGGATGACCACCCCTTCGCCGGGTGGCACGTCGATCCCGAGCCGCACACCTACTTCGGCCGCAGCCTCGTCGAGATCATTGAGCGCGATCAGGACACGGCGACAGCCATCACGCGCGGCATTATCGACAACGTGATGCTGACCAACAACCCGCGCACCGAGGCCGTCAAGGGTCAGGTGGAGATGGACGACCTCCTGAACAACGAGATCGGTGCCGTCGTACGCGTCAATCAGCCGGGCATGCTGCGCGAGTTGACCGTCCCCTTCGTCGCTGGCCAGACCCTGCCCGCGCTGCAGTACATCGACCAGATGGTGGAGATGAAGACGGGCGTCACGCGGGCCAGCATGGGCCTAGACCCGGACGCCATGCAATCGACCACCAGAGCGGCCGTGACGGCCACTGTGAGCGCCGCTGCGGGGCAGGTAGAGGTGATGGTGTCTAACCTCGCCTACACGGGCATGCGCCGCCTGTTCCAGCAGATCCTGAAGCTGATGGCGAAGCACAGCACTAAGGCCGAGATGCTGCGGATCAACGGCACCTACGTCCCGATGGATCCGCGCGTGTGGGACACCGAACTGGACGCGACCATCAACGTCGGCCTCGGCACTGGCCGCGAGGAGCAGAAGACGGCCATGCTGGGTCAGGTCATGCAGATCCAGATGCAGGCCATCCAAGCATACGGCCCGGCAAACCCGCTCGCGGGCATCGCCCAGTACCGCAACACGCTGGCAGACATGCTGTCCATCAACGGCATCAGCAACGTGGACCGCTACTTCCTGCCGATGCAGCCAGCGCAGCCCCAGCAGCCACCTCCGGGCGGCGAACAGCAACCACCGCAGAGCGATCCGGCTCAGGCTATGGTGGCCGCAGAGCAGATCAAAGCAAATGCCAAGCTGCA